TAGGTATTTATACAATTTATTTAAAACCTAAAACATATACAACAGTAATTGTTGATTGTAGTGTATTATCATCATTACCAAGTATAAAAGGAATTATTTTAGATGGAAATTCATTACCAGCAAATCTTGTTACAAACAATGCATTACAAGGATATAGAGTTGAATATATCAATTCAGATGGAACTAAATTGAGAAATGTTGTCAGATATGTATCTACCTCAAATAAAGTAGTTCCGGTAAGTGAAAATGTTGGTAATACATCTCAAAAATCAATAAGATATCGTTTCGATGATTCAGGTTCATTAATTTTTTTACAATTAACACCAAGTAGTTCATCAGATGTTAAACCAAATATATTACCATTTATAGGTAATCCCGGACAATCAATTATTTTATCAAATACAAATTTTACACCTTTAGTTATTGAAGTTGAATTAGTTGAAAATACTATTGATACTGTTGCAAATATATTAACAGGTGAACAAATTAAAGATGTTCAAAATGGTATATTAACATATTATGATGAAAATAGAGTAATAACAAAACAATATAATTTATTTGAAATTAAAGATGACGTTACTGATGTTCCTTTATTTGAAGTAAAAGAAATAAGAACAAACATTGATTTAACCCAAGATTTTGATACTGTTGTAGATGGTCTTTAATTTATAAAATTTTATAATTTTTTATTAAAAATCCCAATAATTATTGGGATTTTTTTATTCTTGTCGTATTTATATTAAATATAATAAGATTGTGGCAAAAGTAAAAGTAGTTAATAATAATTTAGATCAAAATCTGAATGGTACAATTTTTAATAATATTACATCTCAAACAATATTTCAATTTGGAAGTTTTTCTGTTACATCAAATTTTGAAGGCAGACAAACAATTGATTATACAAATGTGTTAAGTTCATTTGTTCAACCAATTACATTGGATAATATTGGAATGACAGATGTTCAATCATCCATTATTTATGATAATGATACTAATGCTGTCTTAAATTTAGATAAATCTAATTTAAACACTTTTGTTAGATTTGGTTCTGCATATGAATTATTAAGAATTTCAGTACAAAATATTATTAGTAGTTATCCGGGAAGTCTTTTTGTTAATTCAAATAGTATTAGAGGTGGTAATATAACATTTTATAATTTTGTATATGATCCATTAATTAATATTTCAACATTTAATATACCATCACAATTTATAAGTAATGTTTTTGGTCTTGTTTTTAATATAGGAAATGTAAGTACACCAAATGATAATATTATTAATAATATTAATTTATCCTATAATAGTTATGTTATATGGTCAAAAAACGATCCTGATAATACATATAATGTAGTTGGATTTACTGGTGATACTGCTGGAATTCCTTTTTTAACAATAAAAGTTCAAGGTAATCCATTTATATTTAATTCAGGTGGAACTACGGGTTATTATGATTATCATATTAAACCAAATAATGTTGTATTTGAAGAGTATAGAGCATTATTAGAAAAATATGAACAATATATTGTTTCAGAAAGAGTTGATAATAATGGTTTTCAATTTAGTTTAAATGATCCTACATTATTAGATAATGGATCAATTGTTTACTCAAATGCAACAATATTGTGGACTACTACAGATGGATATAATCTTGATATTAATAATGCAGCATATAATAAATTTTCAACAGTAATATTAACAATTGCTTCTAAATATGATGCAATTAAAACTGATTTAATTGCTAGATTTTTAACAACATCATCATTAAAACTATATGATTTAACTCAAGATGGTAAAATGACTAAACTGTTAAGAGTATATGGTTGGGAATTTGATCAATTAAGAGAATTTATCGACTCATTAGTATACATTAATACTGTTACTTACGATAAAATTAATAATATTCCAGATCAGTTAGTTAGTAATTTATCAAGAACTTTTGGTTGGGATTATTTTTCATTAGTAAATGAATCAGAGTTGGTTAGTAGCTTTTTAACTATTGATAACAATGAAAGAAATTTACATACAGATTTATTACCTGCTGAAGTAAATATTGAACTTTGGAGAAGAATTTTAATCAATACTAATTATTTTTGGAAAGCTAAAGGAACAAGAGAAGCAATTAGATCAATATTTTTATTAATAGGAATTCCAGAACCATTTATAAATATTACTGAATATGTATATACTGTTAATGGTAAAATTGATCCTAGAACAGTAACATTAAGTCAAGCAGATTTTCCATCTAATTCATTACCATATGATACTAGTGGTTATCCTGTTGCTCCTTTGGAAACAAATGATTTTTATTTTCAAGTTTCTGGTGATACAGACGGTGGTCAAGCATACATGAATGTATTTAGATCGGTTGGTTTTGTTTTAAATCAAACTGTTGATAATAAAAAATCATGGATACAGACAGGTAGTACAACTAGAATTGATAGCTCAACACCTCAATATTATCAGGAAGATAGTAGATTAGTTTTAAATACTAAAGAAGTTGATGTAACATTAGATACTGCACAGGGTATTGAAACAGATGTTTTTAATTATATTAATGAAATTGATTTTCCTGCAAATTCAAGTGGATTCACATTACCATATACATATATTAATATTTCTTTAGGATATAGTATATCTGCAAATACATTTAATTTACCGTCAACGCCAGAAGGAGATTTTGAGGTTAGATTTAATGGTATTTTATTAAATACACCTAGAACTGGTGCAACTGGTAGTACAACATATCAAAGTGATTATATTATCAATAATAATAGTTTTACTATAAATGGTATTGCATTCAATAAAAATGGTAATAGAGACGTTATTGAAGCAACATATTTATTTTCAGGTGGAACAACCTCACCTATTTCAGGTGTTACTGTGAAATATATAACGACTAGAATAAAACCTAATTTAACAGGAACAATTGTTCCATTACCTGCTACACCTAGTGGTGATGTGCAATTGACTATAAATGGTATTGCTTTAACCAAAGGAAGTAATCAATTTATTGCTGATTATATTATCGATCCTAATAATCCAAATCAAATAATAATTCAAAATCCAGATTTAATAGCATATTTAGCTACTGATCCATATGTACAAGTGGCATATATAAATGTTATTGGTACTTCAAGTATTCAAGCTAGAAGTGAAGTAACAAGAATAGATACATTTAATAGTAGTAAAGTATATTTTAATAATTCAGCTAATAAATATGTTTATAAATTAAATTATAAAATAAATAATGCTTCTGAAGTTAAATTTTTAGTTGATGGTATTGCATTAGAACCAAATACAGATTATACTATTAATACAAATAATCCATATGAAGTATATTTACCAAATGGATTAAAATTAGGTAGTGTTATTAGTGCTTATTATATAATCGGTGGTAATGATAATTTTAACCCAATTATTGATAATAGTTTTGGCGTTGGAGATATAAATAATTTATCATTTTTAGAATTTATTGATTTAATTCAAAGAAAATTAGTTAATGCAACAAATAGAAAAACAATAACAGATTTTAAAGGTGGATGGTATCCATCGTTATTGAAAGTTTATATAGATTATTTAAAAAGAAGTACATTATTAGATACAAATCCATTACATTCTAATGGATATACATTTGATAATTTATATCCATTTTTAAGTAAATATAATGCTTTCTTTCAAAGATTTGTTGATGAATTATTGTCAGCAACAATTATATTGAAAAAAAGTGGTTTATTAATTAGAAATACAATATTTACTAAACAAAAATTTACATATAAAAGAGGTGTTTATATGGGATTAATAAATTCACCACTTATAAATAATACACCAACAAAATATATACTTGATCCTCAGTTACAATATTTTGGAAATGATAGCAGTACTTTTTATAAACGTCCATTATCTCAAGATATAATGTGGTCAGATGATTTTGTTTGTATTGGTGATTTATGTGCAAATTTTGTTGTAAATAATATAGTAATATCATATCCAATAACAACTACTACAACTACATTATTTCCATTTAATGGTGTATTAACAATAACTGAATATACTACTACTCAAACACCTATTCTTAAAGGAAATCAAAGTGGATGGGATGGCTCAACAAATTATAGTTTTGTTGTTAGCCCAACAATATTACCGGGATATACAATTAATATAAGATTACAATTCATTAATAGTTTATTTATTACTGGTGGTACTAACAATCAAAGTAATTCTACAATAACAATTATGAAAAATGGTATAAAAGAATACAGTAAATTAAATTCAATAAATCATACAAATAATACTAATATTGTTAACAATGCTGTAATTGCCATGAAAAATGGAGATGTTGTTAATGTAATAATTGAAAATACTGCATTGAAATTAAGTACATCACCAACAGGAATTGTTAGTTCATCAACAGAAATGATACCAAGCGTTACTAGTGTTACACCAATTGGTACAATACCAATTATTGTTCCAGCAATTATAATACATACAATACCAATACCTTAATTATGAAAATATTAGTTGTATTACCAGATAATAGTTATTTTTTATGGCAAATGCTTGTTCAGATCAATAATTTTAAAAAATTAGGATTAGATAAAGATGTTATTTATATAATTGGAAAAAATTCAATACAAAAAAGTAATATATTAAATAAAATAATGTTGAATTCACAATCTAAATGTAGTTTTCATGTATTTACTGATGATAGAATAAATCCACAATATTCATCATCATTAAGACCACATTTATTAGTTAAATATTTTGAAATGTATTCTGAAGCACAAAATGAGACATTTTTTTATATCGATCCAGATGTTTTATTTACTAAAAAATTTAAATTATCTGATTTTCAAAAAGATAATATATGGTATTTAAGTGATACGATATCATATATAAGTAGTCAATATATTAGAAGTAAAAATAATGATTTATTTAATGGTATGTGTGATATTGTTGGAATTGATCCTAAAATAGTTGAAGATAATGATTTAAATGCAGGTGGTGCTCAATATGTAATGAAAAATTTAACAGCTGATTTTTGGAAGAAAGTTGAAAAAGATTCTGAAAATTTATTTACTTATATGATTAGTACATCGAATAAATATAATCCAGAACATCCAATTCAAGCATGGACATCTGATATGTGGGCAGTATTATGGAATGCTTGGTTATTTGGACATGAAACAAAAATATCTAAAAAATTGGATTTTTGTTGGGCAACTGATGTAATTAATAAATGGAAAACTACAAATATTTATCATAATGCTGGTGCTGTTATTGATAATGGTTATTATTTTCTAAAAACTAAATATCAAATATCACCATTTAATAAGGATTTAAAATGTAGTGATGAATATTGTTCATATAATTACATGAAAGAAATAAAAGAAACTGAAAAAAATTATCAAAACATAATATTTTAAATATGAGTCGAATTGCTAGAAAATATAATTTATTAATTGATACTGTTATTGCATGTGGATTAGGTAGTCTTGTTGAAAATGCTGTTGAATATAATTTAATGGATACATTTACAGTATCAAGTAGTACTGTAACACAAACAGCACAAACATATCCAAGTTTAACAATTGATCAATTGGAAAATTTAAATATAAACGATTATAATAATCGTGTTATTGATTTCATTAATTATTCAGGTGTTGAAAGTAATACAGATAAATCTGCATTAATAAGTGCTTCAACATATGTTTCTACAGGATGTAGTGATTATTTTTGTTTTTTAAATCCAAATTTTTTGGTGTATAGTTTTTTAACAGGTATTCGTATTATAAATGCTGGTCAAGCAAATGGTATTATTGAATATAAAGTATATCCAGAAGATGATGATCCTGATAATTATAATTGGCAAACCAATCCAACTTTTTTAAATCTAAATTCAAATATTGTATATATTGTTGTTCTTAGAGATCATATTATTAATATTGATGTTGTTGTATGTGAATATCAAACAATAATATCATTACCATTATTGTTACCTAGTACGACAACAACATTAGTACCTAAAATTATTGGATTAAATCAAATTACCACTGGTTCTATTAATAATATTGTATATAATACAGGTTGTATTAAAATAAATCCTTCTTCATTAACAATTGGTCAAGAAGTTAAAATTAATTATACAGCAAATGCATTATTAAGTAATTGTGGTTATTCATGTGTTCAATTTTTATGTACACCAAATGGTTCAAATACTCCTGTTAATCAATGTTGTATTACAAGTATTAATAATACATCACCAGTTAATAGTTCATTTACATTATGTAGTGGTGATGTTTTAAATTATAATGTAACTGCTATTTCATGTGCTCCGGGTTCAACAGCATGTGCAAATTTTTGTATTACAAGTGTTGATGGATTAAATACAATTAATCCAACTATTGATATAACAAGTTGTTCATCTAATGTGGTTTCAACAATACCAAGTACAAATGTTACTGTAAGTATGAATAGAACTAATAATAGTTTATCAGTTACAAAAGATTTATGTACTATCGGTGGTTTGTTTACTTTTTCACCGCCAATTCCAGTTGGTCAATGTATTATGATTCAATTATCAGCAATAACAACAACAATTCCTAGTGCACAAGGTTCATCTGATATATGTTTTACATGTAAGCCTAATGGTTGTAGTTCATTTATTGGTATTTGTGATGTAAATATTTCACAATCACAACCACAATTACCTGTATTAACAGTTAGAAATGGTGATATAATATGTTATAATGAAACGCTTTCTGTTCCACAAATAGGAACAACAGCAAATGGATGTTTAAGCATTAATAATTTAACATCATCATATGGTGTTAATCCAATTAAGAGTAATGTAAATTATAAAGATAGTGCATCAATAATTAAATCAACAA